GACGTGGCTACGGTTCCGGCGAGGCCGGCCATCAGCATCGCCTTACGCGCTTGATCCTGCCGCGCCTTCTGCATGGCTTCGTCAACCCCCTTCATTGGCTCCGGAGGCGGTTTGACTTTCGGGACGGGAGGCGCAGAGGCTCCAATACACATGGTGATCCTTATGGCAAAACGGCGTACTGGTGTTTCGTGAGGTACGCAGTTTTGCGGTACTCGTCGACTCGGGTTTCAATTTTGGGGAACGTGGCGCCCAACTCCGGATCAAGGATCCGCGCGATGCAATCCAGCATGTCATCGTGGACCCCCACCGGGAACGCCATAAATTCGTCGTTGACAAACTCGTGAATGAAATCATGCGCGCGGCCGTCCGAGCCTTTGAACATCATCCGCCGCGGAATGAAAAAGCGTCCCTGCTCGAACGCTGGGATCAGTTTGCGGATCCGATCCGGCTTCGGCGTAACCCCGCCCAGCTTGGTGACGTGAAAGCGAAAATTGCGCTCTTGCTGCACGTACTGAATGTGCTGGATGTCGGCCTGCATCCCGTACTGTTCGTAGCCGATGTTCATCAGGCGGTAGCGCCGGGCAACACTGAAGAGCAACTCGGTGCGCTGCGTCAGATTCAACCGATCGCGAACCCCGTAGAGCAAGTAGTAGTTGTTGTCCGGACCCAGACCAATAACTGTCAGCACCGTAAAGTCGCTGGTCTTTTTCTTCTCGTTCGCGGGATCGACTAGACAATAAATGTTCATCCCGCGCGGATCGATCGCGCTCTCGTAGTACTCCAACCACTCTTGCTTGAAGCCTTGCGCTTCGTCGGCGACGGGGTTTAGAAACAACTGGCACGAGGAGATGTAGGGTCCCATCTCGCGCCGCTTGCGATCCAACGTCTCCCGGTCGAACAGCACCGGCTCGCCGTCAATCTCTCCCGAGACCGTAGCTGAGTGGCGCCGGAGGATGGCGGCTCCGCGGTCCAGCATGGTCTTGTAGGTGTCGTTGAAATGATAGCGCGTACCGATAGTGCGGACCGAACCGCCCACCGCTCCCAGCGATAGCGAGAGCGCCCACGCCGCGTCCGTCTTCGCCATCATGTCCGGGGACGTGACCGAGTCAATGGTTACGACATCGTCATACACCAAGATGCGAAAATGTTTCGAGGTCGGCTGGCCGTCCACCAAGCCCCACGCCTCGACGGTTTTTTCCTTGGGGTTCGATTGGCGCTTGACGATGATGCCGCCGTCCAGCGACCACGAGGGACTTTCCCGTTCCGGATTCTTGTAGAGAACATCCGGAAAGAGATTCTGCAAGAACGTATTAGTCTCCAACTCGGTTTTGATCTGCGACAAGAACGCTTTCGCGATCGGCCGAGTGTGCGAGAAGATCCCCACGGTGACGCTGGAATCTTTCAAGATGTCTTGGATCGTCAGGCCGTAAGTGATGATGGTCGACTTGTAATGCTCGCGCGCCCACAGATCCAGATAGCCGTCCGGGTTCGCCTCCACTTCCCGGCACCGGGCGTACAGCCAGTCCCGGTCCATGTCCTGCCGACGCATGGCAACGGTCAAGAGAAAGAAAAGATCTTCCAGACACAACCGACGAATTGCCGCGACGTCCTTGTCGGCAAGAACCGAAGCGTACAACTCGTTGCATTGCGTGCGGGTAAACCCGCTCCAACTCGCCATGTTAGTTCAAGAGATTCAAAAAGTCTACGGCCGGGCGAATTTTCGCCGCCATGAGTTTCGTTCGATCGTCCATATCGATCTGCATGATCTGAATTTGTGTCCCCGTGGCGATCGGCGTGCCGTCGGGATTCTCGTGAATCGTCCGCGTCACGAAGTCACCCTCGCTCTTGGCGAGGAGTTCGGAGGCGCGCATCCGAATGTCCGGCGAGTGAGCGAAGTTGTCCATGATCCACGACCACAGCTTTTGCCGGTCCTCGCGCGTGGCGATCTTCTGCCGCTTTTTGTAGTCACGTAGTTCAACGGCCCGGAGGGCGTCCCGCACAAACGGGAGTTTCACGAACGCTTGCGCCATGTTGAGCGGGACGCCTGACTTCTGCGCCGCGGCCTCTAAGTCGCCGTCGTACGCGTCGATAAGCGACTGCATCTCCGGGGTGAGATCGACTTTAAGCACGGTTACGGTGCCTTGCCGTTCAAATGCGTTTGATCGATCCGGTCGACCGCCGATTTGATGTGCGCGAGGTCCATCTTGATGTACTCGGTGTCGGCTTGAATCTTGATCAGCGCCTTCTCGTTGTCGTAGCCCTGTTTCTGCGCCGCCTCGGCTTTCGAGACCGCGCTCGTCGCCAGCCCAAGGATCAGCGCAACGAGAACCGCGAAGCCGCCCAGCGACCACATGATCGCCTTGACGCTCGTGTTCACGCCGGCGATGTACGGACAAGCGATGCAGCCATCCGCCGGATTTCCGCTACGTGGTTCGGCCATGGAGCGCCGGCCTTATTGCGAAATTGTGCCGCCGGTGACTTGGCTGTCCTTGGCGACGATCAGACCCCAACCGGCCGCGCAGGCCGCGAACACAACCGGCCAATCCGGATTCGTGGCGGCGTCGCCGTCGAGATAAAGTTTTGCAGCGCCGATCAGGGCGCCGACAATCGTTACAACACCGAGAACCGTAGTCTTCCAACTCTTCATACGAGAGACCTTTCCCGCCCCGGAGGGCAGAATTTGTTGAGGTTGCTGAGTAGTTATTTATTCATCTGAATCACCGTGCGTATCTACCCTACCACACTCCGGGACGCTTGTCCACCAGAGATTCAAAGAATCTTTTTAGTGTGGTGCCACGTCTTGTACGGGGCGCCGTCCTCGTCGCTGTCGTCTTCCGGCGCCGGACGTTCGCCCATACGGGTGCCGTCCGCGTTCCGATAGCCGGAGATCATCACGGCGCAACAAACCGTCACCGAGGCAAAGGCCACAAGAACGATCGGAACCCAGTACATCAGCGCAGCAAAGGTCGCCGCGAATACCGAAAGAAGCGTCATCCCAAAACCGACATAAACTTGCGTGTCCGGTTTCACTAGGTGATCCTCCCCACTTTGACCCAGCGCCACGCAAAGACCCAAGCGTCGTTGAACCCCAGCCCGGCTTGCCGGCCGATCCGGAAATGCTTCCACAGTTTCACGTACGCCGGCGTCGACTTGCGTTTCATCACAGCGACGTGCCCCAGTCCCATCACCTGTATCTTCGGCGAGAGCGCGTTGAGGGCGCGCTCCAACCGGCGTTTTTCTTGGCGGCTTTTCATAGATCTCGTTCGGGATAGATCCCGTCAGGGGCGCGCAACGAGATTTCAGCGGGTTCGTTCTCCGCTTCAAACTTAAAGGGCCGATCGTCCAATTCCGATTTGTACTTCTGAAACCACATCAGGGTGAGGCAGTGCCACGCGACGTGCGCGAGATGGTGCAGGCCGCTCTCGGGGTCCTTGTCTTCGCCCCGCCAGAACGCCCACGCGTGGCGCATCATAGCGCCGAAGTTCAGGCGCCAAGAGTAGCCTTTGCGCCAATTGTCCTCGGCGTACTTGATCGTGCCGTAGCCGTACACGCGCGCGATCTCTTCGAGCGGCTCGACCGGGATCAAGTCGAAGCGTTCCGGCTTGACGCCTTTCTGCCCGCCGGTCTTGGCGTCGGTGACGCGCCGCTCCACGCCTCGAAGACTAGAGCCGACGACTGGCGACGCGTGCGGCGCGTCGGGGATGGTGATGTTCACTTCCGGCAGCTTCCGGGCGCGGCTGGGAAGATCGGGAACGATCTGTAAGCCGGACTCCCAGTCAATGATTTGCTTCCCGAGCGCGTACGCCGTCGCGACTTCCAGCCGGGCGCCTTCCGAGAAGATCCAATTCGGCAGGACCCACACTTCGTCGCACCGGCAGACATACGGAAGATCGCGCGCCATGAAATCCGCGATGTCCGGCACCACGTCCGCCGTATCGGGATCGAAGCCGTCTATGACGTCCATCTCCGCGGGATTGAAGACGATCTTCCCGTTCGCGCGCAGCGCCGCGGCGACGTGGTTAAACAGCGGGAAGTTAAACGACTCGTAGCCGCGCATCGGGCCGGCGATGTACGCTTTTCTTTCAGGGGCTATTGATTCCATGGGGCGGGGAACCTTTCTGGGTTTGTTTGAGTTCGGGCATACTCTAGTATAAGCAAGGCGTCCGCGGTGTCAAGTGTGACTTTCACATTTGGAAACCGACGCTGCGCCTCGGCTTTCAGCTTGTTCTTCCACCGAGTCTGTTGACCCTTTTTTTCTTGACCTACACTTGACTTACTGCCCAGACCCAGCGCCTTCTGCCACGTCTTCGGCGGGACCTCGATCACGCGCAGACCCATCTGCTCGGCGATGCAGCCCATCCGTTCGACCAGTTTCCCGAACTGAAACATCTGCGCGGCGCCGGCCATCGGAATGTAGCCGTTGATTTTTTCGATGAAGACAACGACATCATCTTTCCCGCGCACCGAGGCGGGGGCGTCAAGATACAAATCCTGCATCAAAGTGATCGCATCGCCCCGGGTGGCGGGCATGGCGTGGACGACCGTATTCGGTCCTGCTCCAACCGCGATGCCGCCGTGGACCCCGGGGTCAATTGCGATGATCATGTGAATCGCTTGGCAACGCTCGTGCCGTCGGCCAGCGTATACGCCAACCAGTCCCCAGACAGTCCCGTCGGGTTCCACCAAACGCCGTAGCGCGGATAACAGGCTCCTTGAAAAAGCGTATCGTACCCGGTTCCATTCCAGCGCCACAGGGTGATGCGTCGCGCCTCAACCAGATCCGTGTACGGACCGACGCCCGGTTTGTCCGCCGGATCGTACGTGTAGGTCGCCATGACCGGACTCCCGGCACTGTTCACCGATCCCAGCACCAGCGTATTATTGGGCAGCTTCATGTCCGCGCCCGGGACCAACGTCAAAATCGGCGCAGGAGTCAAGGCGGTGACGACGCCAGAAAGCGGATCCTGCTCGATGAAATAATACTCCGTGGG